CATGCCCCCAAGGAGCTCGACGAGGTAGCACTTCGTCGAAGTCCCCGAATAAGGCAGAGTCACCATACCCATCCGAGATCCTCGGACGGCGGAAGTACTGGGGCAGTAAGCCTCGGAACTTCTCGTATGTGGGTTTGAACCTTCCGTCTAGACCCCAAGGCAACCCGCGCGACGAATGCCGCCGAATGTTGTTAAGGACCAATAAAAGACGGTCGGTCGACACTATATCCTCACGGATATAGAAAGGCGAAACGTCGTGTCCGTCGAAATAGTGCTTACCGCACGATTCGCGGAACGGCCCACTGCTAAAGCTCTTCTTGAGGTTCACAGTGAACCCACAGAAGTTAAGAAGCTTACTCAGTGGTTCGTACATGTCGCTGGCGATGACAATGTCATCACCGTAGACAAGTAGACGACGTTCCCGTGCGTCATGGAGTTCAATAACAGCTTCACAGAGACCCCAAAATATGAGAGTCTCAAGTTCAAACGTGAAGGCGTTCCCAATAGACGACACCTTCTGGTACCGAATCTCGGTACCGTCGGGCAGAATGCCAACTGGTGATCGCGCTTGCTCAATTGCGCTAAACCAGTCATCCGGGAGTAACTCTGCCACTAAGCGCAACGCTATAGTGTCAGAGGCCGACGACAAATCAACAGTCGCCAGCATACCGGTTCTGCTTCCCTCGAGAGCAAGTTTTTGATTGTTCTCTTGGGTATCCAGATCGATATTTACACGCCGAAGACGCTTTCGTATCATGCCACCGATCCCTTTTTGAATCCAAAGATTCATCTGGGGCTCGATAGCGATGACACGATCCGTTCTCGCATTCTTGGGCACAGTGGTAACGCGGTTTCCCTTGACGACCTTCAAGACGTCAAAGGGTCCCTGCCCTCCTGCTAAGGAGGCAACGTGGTTAAACCACGTTGGACAACGGCGCAATGCCGTGTACGCAAGTGCCGCGCATCCCTTCGTTACTTCGGGCACACGCCCGAATTTATAGTAAGCATCTCCGAATTTTCGTTTCAGGTCGAAAGTTGCACCTGGGCCGAAACCGAAGAGCTGCTCAGCATGGTCCCAAGAAAAGGGGCCAAGAACTCGAGCTATCTTTCTTCGTGCCGTATAGATATACGACGCGAACGACACGGTTGTTGATGCCATGCCGTAGCTACGAGCTAGACGAAGGTTTGTCTCTAAGCAGCTCCTTTCCGCCGCTTCGAACGCCGTGATGGCCACCTCTTGCCGATCGATGCCGAGATTCCAAGATGGAAACTTCGACATAAGCTCAGCGACAAGGTAATCATCGCGGAAAGACGACGCGTCTCTATAAGTAGACGGATCCACTTTAAGAGAAACGAGCTCATGGTACCTCCTAGACCTTAGGAGGTCCAGTGCTGTTTTGGAAAGGTCGCTATCCAGTGCCTCATAGAGAGATTCTGCGATGGCGGTTGCTTGACACTTGTAACGGCGGTACATCCCACTTAACGGGGATGCCTGCTGCTTCACTTTCATGGGAAACTCTCCTCGTGAAGTGATGGAACGTCCGATTAGGACGACCCAATCACTGGGTCGGGTCGGACTGGCCGGATTTTTCACGACCAGGGCTGGATTCATGATGCAAAGTGTCAAGTAAGACCTTGACCTCCTGCATCAATGCGCTCAGAACCTGGACGTAAAAGATCGCTTTCGGAAGCCCCGGAAGGGGGCTCGCCTCGCTGTCAGAAGACATGTTCGAGGTTCTCCACGACGGATGTCGTGACCGGATCGGCCAGAAGGTTCCTGGCATAAGCCAGGATATCCTTACGCTCCTGCAGCACCGAGCTTTCCGGCAGGACGAACTCCACATTGCAACGCGCAGTGCGGGAGATATAGTCCTTGCCAGTCGTCGGGTCCGTAGCAACCGTAGGCAGAACGACTTCGAACTGCATCCGGTAGTTGCGAGCACCATTGGATGGATCTTTCTGGCGAGAATTCACCAGAATGAAGCCGGCGGGAACACCGCCGCTTCGATCCGCCCAACGGGACTCAGAACCCGTCGTATTGACCACACCGAAGGTGTGGGCGACGGGAGTGGACTGACCATCATTGATGGTAAAATTGCCGATGGCGGGCATACGCTACCCTCTATTGGGTGGTTAACGGAAAGCGGACACAAGTAACGACATCGCGTTAGCAATATGTCCGGTGGATAGCGGGTTCTTAAAACCTGGAAACCGCGGCAGGGGTGAGGAATCATAGGTTTCACGTCCCATGTACACCATCTTGGTGTTCATGAGAGCGGGAGAACCTGCGATAACATATCGGATACCTGCGGGGGTTACCCCGTTTCGAGCCGATACTCCTTGCTCGGTATACCGCGTAAACTTCGTCACCGATCCGGCTAAAAAAGTCCAGCCGAAATCGGCGTCTAAACATGACAGGTAGTCCCCAACGGGAACAAACCAGTCAACGACGAAGCTATACGGTACAAGCTCCCACGCCAAGCTAACAGGGTTTGTAATACCCCATTGGTTGAGCGTAGCCACTACAGGGCTATCAAGTTGATAGTCCAACCTGACGAGGCAGTCAAAGGAAAGAGAGACGTCAAGATTGACGCCAGATGCCGCGGTTTGACTACACGACGCAAAATCTGCGAAGTGATGTCGCTCCTTGGTACGCCCATGTACAGTTGCATGGTACGCATCCTGAGACCTCTCCCGATTGTTAAGATCGGAACAGGCCCCATGGACATCTTGCATAAGCGGCTTCCAGCCGTACTGCAACTCTAACCACGACTGAGGGACCTTACGGCCCTCGGGAGCACCTCCTCTGCGCAACACTCTCAGCCAGTCCTTGGGCCGAGCGTGTTTGTAACGCCGGACTGTTTTAGCAATACGACGTACGCAGTCGCTGAAAAGGCGAGCAGTTTGCTCGCGTTCGGCAAAAGCCTGGGCATAATTAACATTCTGCCCCTTCAGCGCCTGGAGAGCCTTTATCACCGCCAAACTTTCCAAATTACCAGGAAAGGCAGGCAAGCTTGGGACCCTCGCAAGCCAACCAGCCCCATCATAGAACTCGGACGTCACGGCATGATCGCCGTAATCGTACGATGCAATGATAGGGATAGG